ATAAAGCTGTGTACCTTAGCATCCCGTGAGGTCGGAAGCTGGAGGGGTCGAATTCGAAGGTGCGACCAATGAATGAGAGTTCCTCCACGGGGACGAGATCATAACTAGACCCATCTTTTGCAGTAGTGGTAACTACCACACCAACACTTGCCATTGCTGATTGATAGCTGGCGAATGTGAGGTGAGGAGCCCACTCGGCTGAGACGGATGCTATGATGTCGTCACCGTGAGTGAACCAACAAAAATTGGCGTGGATGGTGGGGAAATGGAGGCGGCCGTTATGCATTGTACTGATAATTTTGGAATCTGCAAGGACGGCCAAGGAACTAAGGACAAGGATATCATTCAAATAACTGTCCATGACATTTGTGGCAAAAACGCCGGAAGCCATGTCACCGCTAGCCCAAAAGAAAGTGCCTTCGGTGACATAGAATTTGTCTCTGAACGAGATAATACAGGAGGAAACCAAGTTTTGAATTTCACTATTCGAATGTTGAGTGCGCATGTCGGAGTCCTGAGCTATTCTAACGAATACATCGATGAGAACGTCCCAGGCCCAAGTAGGTATACGCTTGTCAAACTTCGAATAATCAAGATCAAAACCGTGGGTTCCAACTGTACGCAAATGTTCATAGATTTTCCAGAATTCTGTATAAACGTTGATGCCAGTTGTGTGATGGACATAGGGAGAAAAACGACCAAGCATGGCAATGGAGTTGACATACCCTAACACCTTACGTTGAGCCAGAAAAGTCTCCATAGCGTCAGCTGCAAACACCCGGGTTCCGGGTTTAAGAGCTTTCTCTATGGGAAGACATTCTGCCTTGAGGCTAGCGTCGACGAGACGAAGTGTCTGTCGTCCTTCTAGCCATCCATCGAAGGTGCGAGAGTATGCTTGAGCCAGTGCCAGACCGTCGGGGGTACTTGAAAAGGAAATAATGTTGCCAGTAGGAGTGGAATCAATTTGTAATAGGCTAGCTTTTGTGCCATGACCTTTTGAAACCCAGGGCATTCCGGGTGATGCATCAGTTCGCATAGGACCAAGGCCCGCTGCGAAGTCAGCATCAGAAATACCGTTGAGTACCTCCCAATCTGATAAGATTCTCCATCTCCTTATACCAGGTTGGGATTGGATCATTTCAAAGAAACTATCTATTACAATTTGACGAATAGTAGGAGGTAGGGATGTATGAGGACCAGCAATGTGCTGTAGTTGGGATAAAACGATGGAGGGTTCTCCACGGTGATTTAAAGGAAGTTTTGAAAGGGCTTCGTCAGTGAGGGAAGGATGACAGAAAGTTTTGATACTAGGAGTTTGGTCATTGGGGATGATGTCAGTATCAATTACTTCCGATATGATGCTAGGAACGATGGCTGTATTTTCTTTAATAGGTTTGAAAAAGGAAGGGGAATAGCCAATTGCTGTGAATCTGGGGGTTTCAAAGGGTGTACATTTTGGATCCTCGACGGCATCAACATCAAGGTGGATATGGCTAGGCAAAATCATAGGAGGAAGGGAACCGAGAACAATGGATTGGGATGTGTATTCAGGTTCATCGTTGTATACTTCGGCAGTAACAAGCTCAGTACCTACGGTGGAAGCGAAGATCTCTTGGAGATCTTCAAAAGTAATTGCTGAGGCATAGGAACGGCGGGAAAGGAAGTGGGAACCGGAGGCTATGTGTAAGCCACAAATGACAGCACCTTCATGTCGGGGGTTGAGACTGAAGAATGTAGTGCCACAGCTTCCACTAGTGGTGGGAGTAGAGGTTTCAAAACGATTAACTACGAGGACATCTTTGAAGGGGTTGAAAAGAGGATTCTTGGTATCAGTTAACTTTGCTGGAAGAACAGCATTGTAAGTTGCTTCGCATCTATACATTGTCTGATCTCCAGGCAAATAGTGAACTAATTCCGATAAGCTACCTAAATTGCCGCGACGGAGGAATTTTGAAGTAATGTTCTTGAAGGGAGCACATTTGTCAGTTATCTGGATGAGGAGGAGTTCTCGTTGTCGGTCTAGGAAAATGGGGATGGCTTTAAGGATACGGGTGTTAGAGCCTTCTTTGCTATGCACGAAAATTGGTGATTTTCCGTCATAAACATGTGCAGTGGTTAAAACATAGTTGTCTTTAATAGCCAGTCCATGTACTTTCCCTATTCCGGGAACAGATACAAGGACGGTATTCCTTTCAACAGCTAACTTAGTTTGGGTGATTGTGTCTGAAAGTGTACTGATTTTGCATCCATCAGGAAGAACTTGTGCATTGGTTGCGGTGGCATTTCTCTGGTGAATGTTGTGAAGACGCTTCATGACAGCGGTGTCCGAAGCGGTTGGTGCAATGCGGTGAATAGCTTCGAGAGTTTTGGAAGCAGGATGAGGTTGAGGGGAAGCTGTTACAGCATTGGTGGGAGTAGTGGTAACAGTCCTTTTCAGGGCCTGTTCTCTCTTCTCTCTCCATGATTCTGCTTGAACTGGGTCAGTAGGAGGAGTCTCTGATTCAACGGGTTCAATAGCTGCTGTTTCGGATAGTTTCACAATTGTGAAGATTATACCGGCAGCACCTAATAAACCCATTATGGAAAAACATAAAAATTGAATTTTTGGTTGGGACATAACTTCTTTGGCACGAGTCCAAAGAGCTACTGTTTGAAGTTTGCTTGCGTTAGTTTGATAAGTTTTTGCATACTCTCGAGCCCATGCTGTGTAGTGACCAGTTTCGCGGAAGTTGCTAACTGATTTGCCGATGATAGTGCGACATGTTCGTGGAAGCGTAGTGAGATCAACTGTGTTAGTGAAAATTTGTACAAATGTGACTGGGAAATTGATGTCATTGCCTGTGGAGAAAACGAGTGCTTGATCTGTAATGGAAAGGAGTTGGCCTACTTCTTGTGCGATGGGAAGTCCAGAAATCTTACCGTTGAGGACGACAATATCCAAATGCTCGACTATAATTCTACAGGAGAAATCAGCTCTCCTATATGCATTATCAAGCGTTGAGTATACACTGTCGAGGTCTTCCGGGTTCATGCATTGGACGAGTGCGGTGTAATCAGGAAAGGAAGTGAAAAGGGAGGGGACAAAACGGATAAATTTATCAGGATTTGAACTACCGATTGCACCATAAAATTCGGTGATGGAAGGAAGTTTGACGTCGAGGTCGAATTCCACGCCGTCAGTAGGAATGTACGGGACTTTTTCTAGGGGGGGTCTGGTGGAAGTTCCAAGTGCATAAACTTGGTCAGTGAATTCTTGGAAGGAAAGTGCTGGAAAGTTAAGGGCGGAATAGGATTGGACACCATGTGAATACATTGCGACGGCTATAGAGCGAGACATGCTACCTGAGACAATCTTGCCTCGATAATAACATGGTCCACTAAAGCCAAGGCGACGCAAAGTGGCTTCACGAGGTAGGACGGAAAGGTCAGGATATTTATTGACTCTGTAGTAATAAAAGCTGATGGCTGTCCAAAGTTTCTGGTAAAAACCACGCGTTCTCCAAATATCTGATGCCCAGACACGGATGGCAGAGAAATAGCCGAAAACATCAACACAAGATCGAACAGTTGGGGGGACCCAATTGTCCAATATTACGATGATGTTTGAGCCATCTATCTGATCAAACCATATCCGATATGCTTCAAGGAGCTTGTAGAGCGTGTAGTTTTTGACAGACAAAGTGGAGAGGTTAAAAATATCATCAAAAATGAAGATAGTTCGGGTTGAGCCCAGGAAGTCGGAGAGGATGGATTCTTTAGTGATACGGACAACAGTGTGGTTTGGGAATGAACCAATGATGTCGTTCTCACAATAGCGAGTCTTTCCAATACCAGGGGCTCCAGAGATGTAGATCACCGCTGGATTCTCGGTATTACAAGGACCAGCCTCCGCATTGACATCAAGATGTCCTTGCGGGAGTAGAAAAGGAACTTGAGGAGGGGGCATGATGGATTTTGGCAGTTGAGCAACGGTCATGCCAGATTGTAGTGCACGGTCGCGCTCAGCTAGGAAAGAAGCCCGATTGGCGATCCACTGAGTGGTCATCCAATCGACGAGTGCATCTTTTGTCATTTCGGTGAAGTGCCAATTTGAATGGGTATTGGTGACGTCAGCGGTGTGAGTCCAACGTCGGAGGGTGGGACCAGTAAGAGGAAAACGTTGATTGTTGCGGGGAAGAACAGGGTTGTTTAAGGGATTTTCGACTGTTACCCAATTTGAACGAGAACGATAAGCCATGAGGACTGAAGGAGGCATAAAATTTGGGGAATTTTGGGAGAAGGTAAAATTTCCGGGGGATACGCGCTGTTGAAAAGGAGCGCCCATGTCATCAGCTGCTGCTTGGCCTTCCAATCGGTTGGAAGTGGTAATTACAAATTCTGCCCTACAATTGTTGAATTTTGAAAATGCACTACTAATTGAAAAGGGGTCTCCAGAAACTAGATTATTCATGAGTCGTACCCATTTGTCGGTGTCAGGGTTTGCTAGGTATTCGTCTAGGACATACCATTCAGCATTGCCAGGGGGTGGTACATGGTCGTCTCCTCCGTTTGACATATTGTAAGTCAACATGGAGGCTGAACGGTGACCGCCGGTCACAAGACGTTCATTGACGGCTCTGTACAAATCCCTGGCAAGGAATGATTTTCCATGACCATATGCGCCCGTAAGATTGACCATTACCGGAATCTGCCGTATACGCGACATTTCACCGATCACAACCGAATTGATATCACGTTTACTGATGTATCGTTGAACCATTGCATGGTATTGGCGATACAATTCACTAAACGCGGGATCTTTTTGGTTCTGATTGGTGTTTGTCGCATCTACAGCAGCTCTAATAGCGGCAATCTCATCTTGATTCTCTCTTATAATGAAGTCATTGACTTCCATTGTAACTAGAGTTTCAAGGCGGGAGATGTGGTTGATCAGAATATCTTTCGCTGCCTTAATCGACTTATCAGGTGCGATTTCTGCAATAATCTCGTTAACTGCTTGTTTAAAACTTTGAACACCACCATAGTTATGGCGGTAAAGGGCAGGAAGTTTTCCAATTACTTCGATGGGGGATTTACTTGTTGTTATGGCGACGATAATCGAAGCCGCAATTGAAATGAAAAATCCAGTGACAGTAGTGACAGGTCCGGCGACGACATCCTTAATAGTTGTTTTAAACTCATCAAGGTTATCGTACCAAGCTTCTGCAATCACGGCTTCCGTTTCATCCTCTAGGAGTTGGCCAATTGTTCTATCAAGGTCATCGGGTAGATCGACGTCCAAGAAATTACAAATAGCCAAAATGGAACCTAGAAGGGATGAGACGAGAGTCGCAGTTGTAATAGCAGACTTGTGACTAATGACACTGATCAAGGAAAGGGCAGCAGTAGCGGTAGATTGGACGGCTAAAATAGCTGGTAGACGTTCCTTAAGGGCAAATTTGTCTATCCAGGTGTGGATTGTTTTTGAAAAACCTGTATTTAAGGATTGTGCTGAAGTCAGGGAGTTTGCAAGGAGAAGTTCTCGATTAAATTTGGATCCAGTTAAGTGAGACATAATTTTGTGAGCCTCTGAGAAGTGGGGATAAAAGGGACTACGACAGTGTTCATGGGTGGTAACTGTTCTTAAAGGATAAGTAACACCCAATGCCAATTGAACACGGCAGTAGAGATGATAGGGGCCATTCTTAGTGACACCATCTTTAAAATGTTTAACGAGACGCTGTTGAGCAGTGTCTACGTCTTCACCTGGGATGATTTTCTTGTACCAAAAACCGTGGATTATTTGAGGATAGTCAAGGGGTTGGGAAGAGGAAGGAACATCATCAGGAGTATTAAAACGTACTTTCTTTGTAGGTGGGGGCAAGACGGGAATAGTGGTTGGATGAAAGTTGGCGGGGGCGGTTGCCATCAGCCAAGTGAGTAGGAGGAGTGGATTATTCAGTTTACGAAGGAAGAATAGGAGCCAGACAATTATTATAAGGAAGGCATAAGGCCAAGTAGGTGCATGTGCTTTGAAGGGTGTGCAATCAGGGAGTGCTATCGGAGAGGAAGAGGTAGGTTGAAGTCTTTCCGTTATGCAGAGGATTGTGGTCAAAGAAGCGATGCAGAGGATAAGTGTTGTGGTTGTATTCATGCTCAAAAATTGAACCGTATAGTAGCAAAACCATTGCCGTACTGACTTTCACGGGGTCACTAACCCATAGGATTTAAGGCAACCTGACTGCTTTGTCAAGTGCCGTATTCTTTCTGCGTTGCAAAATGATCAACGCTAAGAACCTATTTCTCGCGAATACCTAGACCAAGGGATCTAATCGTCAGAATGATACTATACCCTCCTCTCGGAGCCAGGGGCTTGCCTGGGGGGAGCAACTTACTAGACACATCGCCAGAGAACGGTGGGGTGAGGCATACCACCAATTCGACTACGCGTCAAACGCGTCTGTGTATGTATAGTAAATTCAAGAGGATCCGGTGCGTAGGTGAATCCGTTGTGCTGAAGCAAGGGCGATCGACTTATTGCGCCTCTCTAACTATGTAGATTACGCTGCGATGCCAAATATTCGAGCGGGGGTCGTCAGGGTTTCAAATAGAAAACTCAGTCCATCCTGTCGTTTCCAGTGACGGAACGAGGCGACGATCTTTCAACTCTGTAACCAGAGTATCAGAAAGTGGCCAGTTACGGTCACCAAAAACTAGAGAATTTTC